CATCTTATGACTTACCCGCTTACCTGCTAGCCGCTGCCGCATCCTTTCCCAAACCATCTCGCATATCAATAAATAGTGTTCTAGCCCCATATCATAACCATAGCACCGCAAAATCCATGCCCTTTCGGGCGCTCGCAGTTCGTTAATAACTCTTCGCAATCCCGCTGTTTCGTATGTTTCTGGAGTTATAGGTGTGTATTGGTTTTTACGCGCCATTGTGGGCGTCACATGTACCGGATCGCTTGCTCGACAGTAAAGCCTTCCGTCAATATTTACCGCTCTTTGACGCTGCCTACCGTACCTCGACGTTCTAGCCAGTGCGAACCCTTCAAAGCCCTCCAGCTGTCCCTTAGCTGTCTGAGCGTTGCAAGTAAGGGCGAAAATGACATTGGTTCGAATACATACGATTTCTAAAGGTGTCATTTTTCAGCCCTCCCAATTACGCCTAATGCCGCCGCTTTGTTCTGCGTCTTTAACACCCACGATGTTTGGCTATCATGCTTGGCCTCCCAGCCCTTGACGTCCCTGTGTAACTCTTCGTGGCATATCCTACATAGTGGCATCACTAACAAATCATTTGCTTTGGTTCCCATCCCACCAAACCCGTGATTGATAATGTGGTGTGGATCGTCTGCTTGCTGACCACAGCCACAACATGTCTGCGTCTTCACCCATTGCAAATATTCAGGCAGTTCCAAACGTCTCGCTTTAGGTTTCAGCATAAAACTCGCTGGCGGTGACTTATCCTCGACCAATTTAAAGGCAGGCTTTATTAACTCAACGCTGTCAGCAATAACTTTTGCTGGGTCGGTCTGCCACGGATTAATATCTGCCTCTTTCATCACGCCTTTCAATGCTGGTGGTTTTGGAGTGTTGGTAACTCGATAATCAATGTCATTGGGTAAAAGATGAGTTAAGTGTTTACGCGTGGCCCACCAGCACAACTCGGGGAGGGTAAGTTGATGGCCTTCATTAAACCCCAACGAACTCCTGATGGCCTCAGTTAGCCATTCGGCTCGGTTCGTTTCTGCTATGTCGCCTAATGATGGGTGAAATTGTGTAGAGTGCAGATTGTCACAGCGCCAGCACAATCTCACGGCCCCGTTCTCATGTTCTACGGTTTTAAGGTTTCTATCGTGATGATCCCGCTTCCATTGGCAGTTCGGAATTTTATCCACCCATAGCTCAAGTGCTTTTTCAGAACCTGCCGCCTTGATAACTTCATGATGAGAAAAAAACGGGCGCAGGGCTAAGTCGTTTGCAATGTCTTGTGTTTGTGCTGGTAGTTCGCCCACAGGCAGCGTTGCAAATTCCTCGGGGGCTTCGGTAACGATCAACCTCATCTCTCTATAAAATTGATGAGTTAATTTCCCTGTCTTTAATAAGACCACCCCTGCATCCTTCTGTGGGAACGCTGTAAGAATCATTCGTACACTCATTCTTCTACCCCCTGCGGCACCATTTCTAAATCAGCGATCACTTTCTCAAGCTTGGTGGAAACACTAAAAAATTTATCGTTCACATCCCCACCCTCCGTTATTTTCTTGTGGTGTCTGTTCATAAAATTTTTATTTCGCTTCTTTGAAGTTAAATTCCAATTGAATTGGTATTTTTAAATACGGTTCTGGATCATTTAGCCGCTGGTCTGGATCATTTAAACCAGCGCTTTTTCTGTTCGAAATGCAGTTATTGACACGGTTCCAAGGCGTTAAAGCTGGCTTTCTATCAATAAATAGACGGCCTGATTTAGCGTCTTTAGTAACAACGTTAAAAGTGCGGGTGCGCGTAATAATCGGCGGGGTATTAACTCCCGGCATAAATACCCCTTTAATTACAAGCGGGGTTTCGCCGTAGTCATTTTGGTCTTTTTTAGGCTGACGCCAGATTCTTACAATTAAGTTTTTGCGCAGAACTAATGGCCCACCCTGCAACTGGATGTAGCTTTTCCAATCTCCAGCATTAGCCGCTTGGCGTATCTGCTCGATGGTTTTATCGGTAGAATTTGGCTGGGGATGATTACTCAGGTTGCGGAGTTCCCGCCATACAGTGACGGGTGCGCCACCGACAAACTGAAACTGCCGAATACCCCATATTGACGCCCATGCGCAGGCATTCTTGGCTAACTCAGATACAGGAAGCCCCGTTTCTTTATCTATATCCCCCTTTTCAGCGCACCCTTCGACATTCAGCGCAATGTGCCGTGCTATATACGCGGAGGGGCTCCCGATATTTTCATCTATCGGCTTTATATCGAAGCGTGGATGATTGCCGTGCTGCCCTTTCAATTCATCGCTATCTTCACGCGTTGCGTAGAATTCAACGATCTCGCAAAACTGCTCTAACTGGCTTTCATGGACAAATAACATTGCATGCCAGTGTGGTGTTGCATCGTGGTGAGGCTGGGATACACGTAAGCCGAATGTACCTATCTGGCGACGGCGGAGAGTTGCACCGATCTGACGCCACAAGTGGCTTAAATATCCTTGAGTGTCTTTTGGGCTGGCTCCGCTGTACTTATTATTGCGATGACCAGTCACTTTATAAGCATGGTATTTTGATGGGGCATTGAGCGTCACAAACAAGCCAACATAGCCGTTCTCTTGGCCCAATCCGTCAAGCTTCGCTAATTGCTCAAAGCCTTTAACACGAACCATAAGCTCTGCTATGCGGTTTTTTCCCGATAGGCTTTTGTCGACAACATCAAGAAGATTTAAAACCTCGCCTGTTTCTTCATCTTCCAGCTCTGTGCCGCTCATAATATCTCGGCCCCGTTTGCGTCTATTCTCCCATTCAGCAAGCCATGCATTACTGCAATAAGGCATTGACTGGCGACGAACGCCACCTGCAGATATATGTAGGTGTTCACGCCACCGCCTAGCGTATTTGCGTAGATGGTTAAGCCACCAGCGCTCACCAATCATCTTAGCGATAGCGCTCTTGGCCTCATCAATATTGAGTTTATTGCGCGTGAAGTTCGCGTATTGCGGGGGTTCCTGCTTGAAATGCAGAGTAAGATTTGCAGCCACGCTATAAAATTGCGGAGCAACCGTTATTACGTCTAGCCCTTGGGTTGTAGCGTTAACAGACTCGACCGCATCACTGATCAAACGGCTTATATCCTGAGATAAAAGCTCTATATCGGCATCGCCAAAATCAGGCATATCATTAAAGCGGTCTATAACATCGCGCAATAGCTCGCTGTTTATATGATGTAGGTGACCTGCCAGCTCATCAGAGGCACTGGCTGTATAGCGAAGATACACAGGCTCTATAATCGGAAGGTCACGCCTTAATAAATCATTGAAACAGATCTTGGCAACATCAATGCCCTTGAACCTGTAAGCGCTACTTACACGCTCAAATAAACGGCGAGAAGCGACTATCGGGAGATGTGCGAATGCCTGACACACGCCATTAAAGAAAGCCTGCTCATCATTGCAGCTCGCATGCTTAGTCATGCCAGAACACCAATTAACTCACTGGCCTTGCCTCTCTTATTGCCATTTGCTGCAACAGCGCGATGTGCCTCAGTCGTATTCAGCTCAAAATCACGGTAAATATCGCGGGTTCGCTGGTTGTCACTGGATGAAATAACAACTCGATAACCATGTTGGCGGTGCATTCGTCCCAATTGGTAAGCCAGCAATATGTGATCGTTTTCGTTGAAACTTGTTCCACTGTAAGTCGTGAAACCTTCCACGCCCTTAGCTGGTAAATAAGGCGGATCGCAATAAACGCCTAAGTTAGGCATACCCTCAACTGCCTTTAGTGTCTTATGCCAGCAGCTATGCATCAGCTGAACGCTCACCGCATTCATACGTTCGGAAAAAGCGTATATCTCGCGCTCTGGTAAATAAGGTTGGCGCTCACCAATCCCACACGGTGAGTTAAATTCACCTTTTTGGTTGTAACGAACAACACCGTTAAAACAGTGATAAATGAGGTAAATAAAGGCGGCGCTTTGCGCTAATCCTTTTTTCATCGTAGGAAATTGACGGCGAATTAATTCAAACCCCTCTTTACCTCTAAAGTTTTGATAGAAATACCGCGTATTAATGACTAAGTTTTCAGGGTAACGGCGAGCTAAATCAAACAACCAAATTAGGTCGTTATTCGCATCAGCGAGAATATAGCGCTTATAATTTGTATTCATGAGTAGCGAGCCGCTTCCCGTAAACACATCTACAATAACGTCACACTCTAAAGGATCTGGCAAATATTGACGCAGTACTGGCATCAACTTTGTTTTATTACCCGGATATTTAATAAACGGTCGCAATAATTGCGTAGTTTGGTTATTTATTTTTTTACTCATGACATGAGCCCTAATTAGTGCATGTAAGCGTTTTTTGTGTGCATTCATCTAGGGAGATATTCTCTAGCAATGGCGTCGCAAGCGGTCTGGCGCTTGTGGTAAATAGCCCTTATTACATGTGGTGATATTTCAAATTTTTTGCCGATCTCCCTGAATGTCATGCCGTACTCATCGCGTAGCTGGCGGATAAGGCTAACATCTTCATCCGGGTATTTAGTGCGGTGATAAAAATCCCCATATTTACATAAGCTAACCCCCAAATATCTGGCCCTGATAACAATGTTATGTGGATTTTTTCCCAAGTGTGTCGCTATTTGTAACGCTGACAATGTATGCCGATTGCGTCTAATAAACGCGTCTTGTTCTGGTGTGAAGGGGTGATTCTTACGTGGCATTAACCCTGCCTGTTGTAGACAGAAAATCCGTTGCTGGGTTGACCTTACACCACGATTTACTCGCACTGCGATGTCGATGCTCCTCATTGATGGATATAGCTCAATTAACACCGCGTCCTCCTCTGGAGTCCATGCGCGAAGATGTGCGGGACATTTCCCCGGTATTCCCATCGGTTTAAGATGCACGGTCGTCCTCATCCCCTTTATCACTACTGATACGAGTCATGTAAGAAACCTTTTGCGCACGAATGCGCTCACCGTCTATTGTTAAAATTACTGATTGTTCATTGTCGTTAAGGCGAATTACGGACGCGGCCTCATTGACACAGTCCATCTCAATTTCGTAATCCTGCCCGCTGGGGGTTTTTATTTTTAAAACTTTTATCTTTGTCGTTTTCATTCCTTTAATCCTATTTTTAGGTTGCAGAAACCCGCCGTATGAGCGGTGTATTTAATGAAAAGCGGTGTATTTATTTACATTGTGATTCTGGTATCAGGATTTCCCATTATTAAAACTTTATGGTTGTAATCCATTTTGTTTTTTTTCGTTTTCTTATTTCCTTCAATTTTTCTATTTTTTTTATTTAATTCCCTCTTGCACTCGATACATGAACCATCTGATACATACCTCAAAGTATGACCATGTTTTTTGCAGGTTTGTCCCTTGTAAGTATTATCCCCTCTGTTCTTGGCTTTTGTTCTTGCTAAACATTCCGTAGGCATATACCACCCTTCTATTATTTTAAGGTTTTTCCCATATTCTGTAGAGAATGTTAATTAATCGGCTACCCTTTCTGGCTGTTATTATTTCTTGCTTCTGCTTTTTGGCAAACCGAATGTCCAATCTGAGTTTTTGCGCATACGCCAATTCAGCCTGTGCACCTTCTGAGTTCTCCCAGCCTTGAAGCAAGTAGATGCAATCTGCACGCTGTAGCATAGCAATGCCTATAGCCATGTAATCGGCTTCTGATAACCCGTCAGGCAACACCGCAGGACTTAGCGGAGTATTACCACCAGCCGCTAACGCTTCCATAGCGGCAAAGAAAGCGGGGCGATTAAATTCTGGCAATCCAGTCATTGGCCCAGCGATATAAACTTTCGCCATCTATTTCTGCTCCTGCACTGTAGGTGCTGCATGACGTAACCAGATACAAATAGGCCCGTCTTCAGTATCGTGGATAGAGGCAACAAACCAGCCGTATCCAGATGGTTGTTGGGGCTGCCAGCCGCTTATATCTGCGTCACCTGCTTCATATTTCTCTAACAACTCAATGGCGTTATCATCACACTCAAGCCAAGCCTCAATGATTTCCAGATTGTTAGCTTTTATCCACGCATCAAACTCACCCGGCATGCCATATTCATTGCCGTTGGCTGGTTCAAAATAGTTTGGATGAGTCCAATATCCATACTGATCGCGTTTTACTTCTGCCGATTGAATAATTGAGTTATTCATTACCCACCTCAAGAGTTGAGCCATTCGTCGTATGTTTTTAATGGCTTGCCTGTCATGATTTCGCACCCTTTACCATCATCAGCGCAACCAAGGTAAATTTGATATTCGCTCTCCTGCGCAGGCTGAGTCTTGATGTGTAGGCGTGGTTCACCTTCTTTCGGTTCAGGCCACTGACGCTTTTTGTTTATCTCCAGCTTTTCAATCATCGCCTTAGTGATAAAGTCGTCAGAAATACCCATACGTCTTTGAGCATCCCAGAGTAAGAATTGCACATCAGCCCACTCAAGCGGATCAGATGGGTCGGCAGCAACTTCAAGCGCTTCTTTTGAGAGGTGTTTTAGCGGGCCAACTGGGCCAACGTTGCCGAACGTAGCGTCAGACCACTTAGCGTGCTCACGTCGAATCTTTTCCCGCTCGGTCTGTTCTGGTATTACAGGTTGTACGTGGTAGTTGCCGCCTAAAATAGTGTTAGCCATGCAAGCGCTTTCTAGCTTTGTTGCCTCGGAAATTCCATCTCTAATCAGCTCCAGACCTTCTTTAGATATCAGTTCACTGCCCATGTATAAAACAACAGGCTGCTTAGGTAATAATGGCATGTTAGGCATGGTTAATACCTCTTGGTCTGCTAATAGATAAACGTCCGTAGTAATCGCCTATATTCCACATAATAGGTTTACCGTTTAATCTCCGAACATTTAGCGGTATTGATTTTGTTGTCATCCATACTAAAGAAACCTTTAAAACATGGAGATTTCTAACTTTATGGGTATGCATGCTGTCACTCGCTAATTTCTTCTAGTGCTAATGAAATACTTCTATTTACCGTACAAACATTACTTATCTGTCCCAATACATCACTCATTGCATGATGTTTTACGTCAGCCTTGGTATACGATAATGTTATTGCGTTTATTTTTCCCGTTGCCTCAATAGTTCGAACGTCCCGCTCATTCCAGAAATTCCACGGAAGCCCACCTAATTCATAGCGTTCGAAAGCTTCTCTTAAGATTACAAAATCAAACGAAGGCGACTTAGACCATGCATATAACTGGCATCCCTTTAAATGATGTTTTTCTATAAAATCGTTGAAGTTTTGCAGAACAATATCAGTGAACTCCCCTAAACCATCCTGATCTAGCAATTCCATCCTTGCTTCCGTTGATTGGGCCAACCAAAATTTAATCGTGTCAGGCTCAATATGCGCACCATGAGAGTTACAATCACTTTGCCAATCAATCAGCTCATAAATTTTTG